CCTTTCCTCCTAAATCCCGAAAAATCCCTCAAAAATGGCACGTCCAGCGGCGCTCACGGGCTCGAGGCTCGAGGCGGCGAGGGCGGCGCTCGCGGCGGGCAAGTCGCCGCAGGTCGTGAGCCAAGAGTTGGGGGTCGATCGCAAGACGGTCGCGAAGCTGCAGGCCTCGCCGGGAGGCCTGGGTCCAGCGGGTGACGACTTCGAGAAGGTCCAGCTCGCGACGCTCCGGCGGATCCGCAGAGCGATGCGGGAGCAGGACCTGACGGCGCTCGGATTGGCCGCGTTGACGAAGGCCCAGAACGACACGATCAAGCTTCTGAGGGCGCATCGGCTCATGAGACGACCCGACGAGACCAGCGAGGCGACGGACGCCGCTGCTGAGCGTGTCGCGGAGCGTCTGCGCCGGATCGCTGAGCGGTCGCGGCCGGTCGTGGTGGTGTCGGACGTGGGTCGCGAGGACGTCGAGACGGAGGCCAGCGGAACCGACGGATGATGGCCAGCCTCGCCGAGCAGTTCGCCTCGCGGATGTCGGGGGCGACTGCTGGCGAGCTCGCCGCGCTCGAGCACTCGTGGGAGTTCTGGGCGCGCACCGACCAGCGCCAGCCGGCGCTCCCGTGGCGCTTGTGGCTGATCCTCGCGGGTCGAGGGTGGGGCAAGACGAGGACGGGCGCGGAGACCATCCGCGAGGCCGTGTGCGAGCAGGGCGTCGAGCGGATCGCGCTGGTGGGCGCGACGGCGGCGGACGCCCGCGACGTCATGGTGCTCGGCGAGTCTGGGATCTGCGCGGTCTTCCCTGCGCACCAGCGGCCGAAGTACGAGCCTTCGAAGAGGCGCGTGGTGTTCCACACCGGCGCGATCGCGACGATCTACAGCGCCGAGGAGCCGGACCGGCTCCGCGGCCCGCAACACGAAATGGCGTGGTGCGACGAGCTCGCTGCGTGGCGGTCGCTCGATGACACCTGGTCGAACCTCATGATGGGGCTGCGCCTCGGCGAGCACCCGCGGGTCATCGTGACGACGACGCCGCGACCGCTCGACGTGCTGCGCGCGCTCGTGGCGGAGGCCGAGGACCAGGCGACGGGCGTGATCGTCACGCGCGGGCGGACCCTCGACAACCGCGGCAACCTCCCCGATCGCTTCCTCTCGGACATCGAGCGGGCCTATGGCGGCACGAGGCTCGGGCGGCAGGAGCTCGAGGGCGAGATTCTCGAACCGGCCGGCGGCCTGTTCCAACGCGAATGGCTGCGCTACATGCCGACGCCGCCCGCGTGCTCGCGCGTGGTGGTGTCGGTGGACCCGGCGATCACGACCAGGAACGACGAGACCGGCATCGTGGTCGTGGGTCGGCACCGCGACGAGGCGTACGTGCTCGAAGACCTCTCCGGCATGCTGTCGCCGGAGCAGTGGGCGGAGCGCGCAGTCGCGGCAGCCCGCCGCTGGAAGGCGTCGAGCATCGTCGCCGAGACGAACCGCGGCGGCGACCTGGTGCGGACGACGATCCGACAGGTGGACCGCGGAGCGAACGTGGTGCCGATCAAGGAAGTCCGCGCGAACCGCGGCAAAGACACGCGCGCGGAGCCCATTGCTGCGCTCTACGAGCAGGGCCGCGTGTGGCACGCGCAGCGGTTCGAGAAGCTGGAAAAGCAGATGCTCGAATGGTCTCCGACGTCGCAGGAGGCGCAGCGCGCAGCGCGTCAGGCGACGAGCCCCGACCGGCTGGACGCGCTCGTCTGGGGCATCACCGAGCTCGGATTCCACCTCGGCGTCGCCCGTGGGCTCGCTCCATTGACCGTACCGCTACCGAAGAACCGGATCTAATGGCCACCCGCCCCCGCTCCGTCCGGCTGCAGCCCCTGTGGGTCGAGCCGCTCTCGGATTGGACGGTCGCGCAGGTGCGCGGGGCGCTGCTCGAGCACGAGGGCGGCAAGTTCCGCACGTCGTCGAGGCTCGCGGATGCGATGGGGCGCGACGCGGACGTAGCCGGCGCGCTCGCGACGAGGACGAGAGCGCTCGCGTCGCGGTCGGCGCTGCCATTCCGAGTCGAGGCGAGCGACCAGGGCGACGGGCGCAAGCGCGAGGCCGCGCGCCGGCGGATGGAGGAGCTGTGGTGGTACTCCGTGCCCGAGGACGTGACGGCCGCGCTCATGCGCGACGCGATCCTGATGGGCGTCGCGGTCGGCTACCTGCAATGGGAGGCGATCGGCTCCGAGTGGGTGCCGCGCGTCCGATGGCTTCCGACGCACGGGCTCAGCTGGGAGCGCTACGCGCTCGACGGCGGCGGCGAAGGGTGGGTGTACACGACCGGCGACGGCAAGCGCGAGCGCGTGAGGCCGGGCGACGGGCGCTGGCTGCTGCACCTGCCTGGCGGCGAGCGGTCTTGGATGACAGGAGCGGTGCGGACGTGCGGCCTGCCGTGGCTCATGCGGTCGCTGACCTATCGCGACTGGGTCCGCTACTGCGAGAAGCACGGGCTCCCCATTCTCGCGATCGACGAGCCGCACTGGGCCGGCGACGACGTCGAGGGCACGGACGGCAGCGCTTCGACGCTCGCGGACACGTTCTACTCGCAATTCGCCACGCTCCCGAGCGAGAGCGTGCTGCGTCAGCCGCAGGGACAGACGAAGGACGAGGGCGGCTGGGCGTCGAGGTGGCTCGAGCCCGTCAGCGACACCTGGGAGACGTTCAGGGCGCTCATCGAGCGCTGCAAGGGCGACATCCATCAAGGGCTGCTCGGGCGCGACGCGGCGAGCGGTCCGCGCGGCGGTGACGGCGAGCTCGCGACGGAGCGCGTGCGGGTCGAGTACCTGGCGAGCGACGCCGAGGGGCTGACGACGACGCTGCGCGACCAGGTGTGGAGGCCGTGGGCGCTCTACGCCTACGACGACGCGGACGTCGCCGGCTGGGGCAGGTGGAACACGCGCCCGCCGCCGGACCTGAAGATGCGGGCCGAGACGCTCGACAAGCTCGGCGACGCGGCCGGCAAGCTGGCGAAGCTCGGCGTCGACCTGCGGCCGGTGTTCGAAGAGTTCGGCGTGTCGGCGACGGAGATCCCGAGCGGCGAAGAGCTGCGCGAGGCCGAGGCGGCGCCGGATGCGCCTGCAGCGCCCGCCGAGCCGGAGCCCGAAGACGACGGCGAGGAGGCCGCGGCGGCATGACACACGAGACGCTACACGACCGGATCGCAGCGCAGGTGAGCCTGCCTCGCCGAGCGCGCAAGTTCGTGCAGCTCGACAGCGCCGCGCTGACGAAGGCGGGCGCGTCGAGCGTGCTCGCGCTCGCCGCTGGCGCTCTCGGGGGCACCGTGGCGCTCGCCGAGGCCGAGCCGGACGCCGGCGAGAAGACGAAGACCGACGAGAAAACGCTGGGCGTCGTGCGCGTCGAGGGCCCGCTCGCACAGCGTGCGGTCGAGGGCCTGTGCGCGTACGTCGACGGCTACGACGCGGTCGCGGCGCGCTTCGAGCTCGCTCTCGAGGGCTCCGACGGCGTGCTGATGGTCATCGACAGCCCCGGCGGCGACGTCGCGGGGCTCGAGGCCGGCGTCGAGCGGATGCTTGCGGCCAAGGCGGCTCACCCCGGCAAGCGGGTCGTCGCGTACGTCGACGAAATGGCGGCGAGCGCCGCCTATCGCATCGCCTCCGGCGTGGCCGACGAAATCGTCGTGCCCGCGTCGGGCCTCGTGGGCTCGATCGGGTGCATCGGCGCCGTGGTCGACCTGCGCGAGCAAGCTCGCGCAGACGGCGAGCGATGGACCGTGGTCCGCAGCCCTGCGGGCAAGGCCGAGGCGATGCCGTACGCGCCGGTCGAGGGGCTGGCAGAGGAGCGGCTGACGGCGCGCGTCGAGGCTGCGGCGGAGGCGTTCATCTCGGCCGTGTCGCGGTCGCGCGGGCTCACGTCGCGCGCGGTGCGGGCGATGGATGGGGCGCTCTACACGGGCGCAGACGCGGTCAAGGCGGGGCTCGCCGACCGGGTCGGGACGATTACTGAGGCGGCGATGAGCGCGGCCTCCAGCGGGGCCGCGAAGCCTCAGAAGAAGGACCGAAAGATGAACATGCTCGCTGCTGTGGTGGCGACGCTGGGGCTCGACGCCGGCACCAGCGAAGCGGACGCGATCGAAGCGCTCGGCGTGCGCCTGAAGGGGCACGACAGCAAGGTCGCGTCGCTCGAGGCGCAGCTCGCGGCGTACCGCGACAAGGCGGCCGAGGTCGAGACCGTGCGGGCCGAGCTCGCGGCGCTGAAGGCTGCGCAGGACGCGGCGTCGCTCGTGGCGCTCGTCGACGGCGCGGTCACGGCGAAGAAGATCACCCCGGCGCGCCGTGACACCTTCCTGGCGAAGGCCCAGACGCACGGCGCGACGTGGGCGCAGGGCGTGATCGACGAGCTGCCGGTGCTGGTGGGGGCGACCCCGCCGCCGGCGCCCGCTGCGACGGATGCGGAGGCCGTGGAGCTCACGGCCGCAGAGCGCGCGATGTGCGCGCGCAAGGGCGTGGACGTCGCCTCCTACGTCCGCACCCGCAACGAAATCAACGCGCGCACCAAGCGCAACAGCGCCGACCTGGCGCGGGGAGCCTGAGACATGACTGCCACCAGCAACGAGCGCCTCACCGACTTCGCGGGCGTCTCTCCGACGCGCGGGACGTACCCGATCGCGGCGAACACCCGGATCCTGAAGGGCACCATGGTCGCCCTCGACATCAACGGGCGCGCGGTCGCCGCCGACACGCTCGCGAACGGCGCGCTGTTCGCGGTCGGCAAGGCGTCGAGCACCATCGACAACCGCACCGGCTCCGAGCTGGGCGGCGCGGCGGCTGCGGCGGACGTCGAGGTCGAGTTCGGTGTCTTCGGCTGGGCCTCGGCCACGGCCGGCGACGCCATCGCGGCGGACGACGTGGGCAAGGTCGTCTACATGCTCGACAACCAGACGGTCGCTCTCACGAGCGGCAACGACGCGCGCGGCCCGGCCGGCATCCTGACCGAGGTGCGCGGCTCGAAGATGTTCGTCTACCAGGGTCCGCACGTCGCGGGCCTCCGAGGCGGCGCCGGCCACATCTACCTCTCGCTCAACGACTTCCGCGAGGTCACCAGCGGCGGCGACGTCGGCAACATCGTCGCGAACGGCGGGCTGCTCGCGAGCGACACCACGCCGATCCTCCGCGGCGACGCGGCGGAGTCGCAGGAGATCAGCTGGGCGGCCGGCAACAGCGACATCCTCGCCGCGCACATGACGCTCCCTGCGGACGTCGACGGTACGCAGGACGTCACCGTTGACCTCTTCGTCTACACCGACAACGCGGGCGGCGGCGGCATCGACGCGGCCACCTTCACCGTCGAGACCTCGTGGGACGGCGGCGCGGTCGTCAGCGACACGGCGACCGACGGAACCCCCGCGGTGACGATCCACAAGATCACCGCGACCATTGCGGCGGCCGACGTGCCGTCCCTCCCGAGCGTCCTGACGCTCATGCTCACCCCCGCGGCGCACGCGGCCGACCCCGTGCAGCTCGTGGGAGCTCGCATCAACTACAGCAAGCTCCCGTCCTGACGGCGGGTTCGGAGATCCATCATGGGCAACGAGTTCCAGCTGATCAGCACCGACGCGCAGCGCGCGCTCGAAGAGTTTTCCATGGAGTTCGCCGCTGCGCTCACGCAGCCCGGCGTCGCTCCGTGGGCTCGCAACCTCGGCCTCGCTCGCGTGAGCCGGGCCCTCAAGACGAGCTACCCGATCCCCGTCAGCGCGGCCGGATACCTCGAGTTCAAGGGCGACGTGAAGTACCGCTCGCTCTTCGAAAAGGCGATCGAGCTGACCCCGAAGACCTGGCAGGACGGTGTCGCCGAACTCGCCAGCATCATCGAGGCGCCCGACTTCGTCGGCTGGACCGGTCAGCCCGAGGCGATGGCGGCGGCGGCGATGAGCCTGCCCAACGAGATCATCGCGGGGCTTCTCGAGGCCAACGCCACGCAGGACTTCGACGGCGTCGGCTTCTTCTCCAACAGCCACCCGATCAACATCTTCGACGACTCGGTCGGCACCTTCGACAACCTCGACATCAACGGGGCGGTCAGCGTGCTCGGCCTGACGAACGCGAAGAACCACTTCCGCTCCATCCTCGCTCCGAACGGCAAGCCCCTCGGGCTGCGCCTGACCCACATCATGGTTCCGCCGGAGCTCGAGGAGACGGCGAAGGACCTGCTCGAGCAAGACATGCTGATCCAGACGGTCGGCTCGTCCTTCGGAGCGATCCCGAACCGCCACAAGGGCACGGTCGAGCTCGTCGTCTGCGACGAGCTGACGAACGCGACGCAGTGGTACGGCTTGGCCCTCAACAAGCCCGGAATGTACCCGTGGATCGTGCAGGACGAGGGCACCCCCGAGCGCATCGTCTCGGACAAGACCTCGCACCTGTACGCGAGCACGCTCAAGGTCGGCGTGGCCTACATCCTCCGCGGCAATGGCGGCCTCGCGCTGCCTCACTGCATGGTGCGGATGGACGGCTCTGACGCCTGAGAGCCTGACACCACCACAAGAACGCCCACATGAGCCAGTACGCGACGCTCGAAGACTTCGCGGTCTTCGGGCTTCCTGTTGCCGCGTGGGGGGACCTGATTTCGGCGGACGTCGAGCGCGCCATTCAGGGGCGCTCGGCGATCGTCGACGGGCTCATCCGGGCCCGCGGGTACTCGACGCCGCTGACGGAGTGGGGCGACGACCTGCGGGTCATCGTCTGCAAGCTGGCGGCGTTCGACGTGCTCGTGCATCACCGCGGGGTCAACCCTGCGGACCCTGCGCACGCGGCGATCGTGATGGCGCACGACCAGGCGGAGAAGGCTCTGCGCGAGGTCGTGAAGGGCTATCGCAACCTCAGCGACGCCGAGCCGGCGCGAGCCGAGAGCGGCACCGCGCGCGTGTTCTCGACCAACGGCACCACGTCGAGGGGCTGGTGACGCTATGGGCATGACTGGCGACTTCGACAAGCTAGCGAAGCTGCGATTCAAGGTCGCTCATGCGTCGCGCGGCATCCTGCAGGAGGCTACGCGGGTCACGAGAGACGGGGTCGCCGAGCAGTACCAGGCCGACTTTTCGGGCTCTCATTCGCCGTGGGGCGAGACCTGGCAGGGCCGGAAGGACGGCGCGGGTGGTGCACCTCTGCGCGGTCCGACCGGGCAGTTGCAGGCCACCTCGCCCGCGGTCTCTGGCGCGTCGATCGTTCGAATGAGACCGCCGAAATACTGGCTCTACCACCAGATCGGCGCGAACAACATGCACCAGCGCCAGGTGCTCCCGTTCGGCGCGTCCAACTGGGACCCGCCGATCCAGGGCGCGATCGAGAAGGTCGTACTCGACTACTTCGACGACGGCGACCCCTGACCCATGACCGCAATCGTCGCTCCCGTGCGTCACGCGATGGCGCAGGCGGCGGCGTGGCTACTCACGCAGGGCGACACGGTGCCGCACGTCTACGGCCTCGCAGCGCGCGAAGCCCTCGGCGCAGCGCCCCGCTACGTGTGGGTGCCGACGAGAACGCGCGACCGCGGCGACACGCCGACCCAGCCGATCGACCGGACCCGCGAGCTGTTCTCGCAGCGCGAGCACCTCGAGATCGACTGCTGGGGCCGCACGGACGCCGAAGCCTGGGCGATGCGCTGCAACGTCTGCAACGCCCTCGACGTGGCCTACCAGGCCGACCTGCAGTTCGAGGACGGGCAATGGGTGAGGCCGGGCGGCGCCCACAACCAATCCGGTGAGCTCTACCGGCTCGAAATGAGCATCACGGTGCCGATCGTCGAGGGCTACATCGCGCTTGCCGACCTGCTCGTGCCGCAGCCGGACACCTTCATTGTCGAGGGCGTCGAGGCGCGCATTTTCAAGAGTCCGGCCACCGACGTGGACGGCGAAGAGTTCGGCACGGTCGCCACGTAGCGCCGCGCCTGAGGGGACCACATGAAGATCACGATCGAAGGCCGCGGCCCGAAGCAGGGTCAGCGGATGGAGCTGGACATGCGCGCGCCGGCCCTGCCGGTGAACGAGCCCGAGGGCTCGGTGCTCTATTGGGCGCGGCTGAAGGGCCACGTTCCGGGGCCTGCCGGGCAGTTCCGCGGCGACTTCCACCGCGGGCCGCACGTTCGCGTCATCGCGCGTCACATGCGCTGGCCGCTCAATCGGATCGTCAGCGAGGCCGAGTACGACGCGGCGGCGGTGTCCGCGTACGCGGTGCGCCTAGGCGAGAACATCGCGGAGCAGGACGCCGCGCTCAAGGCCGCGAACGCGCGTGCCGGCTTCGACGCCGCGCTCCTCGCAGCGCCCGCCGGCCAGACCATTTCGATCGCCGATGACGGCGAGGAGGTGACCTCGTGACTGCTCCCATCCCCCAGCACACGATGACCCTGCGCGATGGGGGCCTCGGGCTCTCCGGCGTCGGGGCTGACGACCTGTTCTGCCTCGTGGGCTCGAGCTCCACGGGCACGGCCGGCACCTTCTACAGCTACCAGGGCACCGACGTACAGACGGTCTTCGACGACCTCGGCGAGGGCCCCCTGCCGCACCAGGTCGCGAAGCACCTGCTCCGCTCCGGCGGGAAGCCCGTGCTCGTGTACAAGAGCGCGGCGGGCACGGCGGGCAGCGTGAGCGCGGTCACGCAGTCGGGCGCCGGGCCGCTGCCGACGCTGACGGGCACGCCGAACGACTACCACAACGCGATCGTCGAGATCGTCGTGGGCGGCGCGGTCGGGACCGCGACCTTCATCTACTCGCTCGACGGCGGCGACACGTACAGCGAGGAAATCGCGACCGCCGCGACCTACCTCCTGCCGAGCGGCGTGACCGTGAACTTCACCGCCGGCACGTACGTCGCAGACGAGACGTACAGCTGGACCGACACGGCGCCGACGCTGACGAACGCGAACGTGGGCGCGGCCTTCGACGCGATCATCGCGAGCGCCTACCAGCCGGTCGCGGTGCACGTGCTCGGGCAGGCCGCGACGACGGGCGACATGGCCACGATCGCGACGACCTGCGCGACGAAGGTCTCGAGCGCCTGGGCGGCGAAAAAGTTCTTCTATGCGATCATCGAGGCGCCCGCGACCACGGCCTCTTCGATCATCACCGAAGTCTCGGGCGACACCTACGCTGGCGTCGTCATCTGCTCGGGCTTCGCCGAGGTCGTCGTCGACAAGAACAGCCAGGTACAGAAGCGCGCGAGTGCTCGCGTGCTCGTGCCGCGCGTCGCCCGCAACCCGGTGGGCGTCCACTGCCTGCGTGACGAGGCCGACAGCGACATCGACCCGCTCGAGGACGTCGTCGAACTCGTGCCCGACGGCGCCGCGGCGTCGACCGGCTATCACGACGAGGACCGCACGCCCGGGGCGAACGCGGCGCGCCTGTCGACCCTGCGGACCATTGCAGGGATCGCCGGCATCTACCCCACGAACATGAACACGTTCGCGGCGGCTTCGAGCGACTTCTCACAGCTGCCCTACCTGCAGATCGCGCTGAAGGCGATGAGGGTCTGGTACGAGTGGGGCGTCCACCAGCTCGGCGCGCGCATCCCGAAGAACCCGAGCACGGGCTACATCGATCCGCGCTTCGCGGCCTCGCTCGAGCAGCGCGGCAAGGCGGTGCTCGCGGCGCAGATGGGGCGCGCTGTCGACGCGATCCAGGTGCTCGTGAACCGCACGGACGACGTCAGCGCGGACCCGACCCTGCGGGCGAAGGTCCGCCTGGTCTGCCCCGGCTACATCCTCGAGTTCGAGAGCGAGATCGGCCTCGCCTCGGCGCTCGCGGCCTGAGTCCCGGGCCGCGTGAGCGGCCCATTGCGTGAGCGCCCACGGGCGCTGAGAAGCGGCGCACGCCGCGGAAAGGTCACGTCATGCCCGCAGCGCACCCGCAGCGTCAGCGCTTCGTCTACAGCCGCAAGAGCTGGTCCCTGCTGAATGGGTCCGAGGTCTTCGCCGGCATCAAGGAAATGTCGATCGACGTCACGGTCGACGGCCGCGATCGGCCATTCGGCACCGGCACCAAGAGCCAGGGCGTCACCCGCGGCGAGCTGAAGGTCGAGGGGGAGATCACCTTCTTTCTCGAGCCATTCATGGACTTCTACCGGGCGAACCCGGGCTTGCTCGGGCTGCTCTTCGACTCGTTCACCGGCGCCTGGCTCGAGGGCGAGGCGAGCGAGACCGTGACCCTGCAGCTCGTGACCTTCGACTCGATCGGCAACGAGGTCGCAGGCACCGAGGCCACCGAGGTCAAGGTCAAGATCGCCGCGCAGGACTTCCTGGTCAATGGCGTCTCCGTCATGCCGGGCGACGCGCTCGGCGGCTCGACGGCGGACGCGGGGGCGAGCTGAGCATGCCGAAGTTCGACGTGGGCGGGCTCGTCGTCGAGACGCGCCAGCCCTCTCTCGCGGCGCTCTCCGGGCTGAAGGCGGCGCGGCTGGGGCTGGACGACTACGAGGCGTGCAAGGCGCTCGTGAAGGCCTGCCTCGTGTCACCGAGCCCGGTCGAGCTCTACAAGCGGCGCCCGGCGTGCGCGAAGGGGCTCGCGCTGCGCATCACGACGGCGGCGGGCGTCGGCGGCGGCGTGCGGTATCTCGAGGAGAGCGAGATCGAAGACGAGGTCATGGCGGCGGCGTACGTCGAGCAGGCCGAGCGCTTCGCCCGCATGTACTCGGACCCCGAGGACGAGCGGCGGCAGGTGCTGCCGGTCGTCGTCGACACCGAGGGCGGCGAGCAGCGGGCCTTCCTGCTGCGGCGGCCACTCGAGAGCGAAGTCGAGCGGTACCGCAAGGCGAACACGGCCGAGGCCGCGAAGCTGCTCTGCCAGAAGGTCGCGCTATGGGGCCCCGTCGACGCGCTCGAGGCGACGCTCCCGGGCGTGTACCTCACGCTCGCCGAGTTCGTGCTGGACGTCACGGGCGACTACGAGGCGCGACTCGTGGGGGAATCGTGAGGCTCCGCGAAGCGGCGAAGGCCGACGGCAAGCTCGCGGCGCGATGCCTGCTGTCTGCCCGCGGCATCGCGGAGCCGGATGCAATGGCGTACGTGGGCGCGCTCGAGGAGATCGAGCACCGCGCGCTCGTGCGGGCGTTCCTGATGGGGCTGGCGGGCGACAAGTGACGACATGGCACTGACCTGGACCCTGCGGCTCAAGGACGCGATCAGTGGGGCCGCGGGCCGCATCGCTTCCTCGCTCGGCAGGGTCAACGCAGCGCTGCGCGGCACGCAGCGCGAGAGCGCGGCAGCGGATCGCGCGCTCGGCGGCGCAGGCAAGGGCGCGGCAGCGTCATCAAAGAAGCTCGGCGAGGGCTTCACGGTCGCAAAGGGGCTCGCGGTCAACGCGCTGTCGGCCATCGCTGCGAAGCTCGCGCAGGTCGGCGCAATGGCCGCCGTGCAGCTCGGCGGCATCGTCAAGGGCGCGATGGAGAAGGGCGCCATCATGCGCGGACTCGGCCTGCTGACGGGCGGCGCAGCCGGCGCGGAGAAGGCTTTCGGCCTGGTGAGCGCCAAGGCCAACGAGCTGGGCATGTCGACGCTCGCAGCCGCGAAGCAGGTGCAGTCGCTGCTCGCCGGCGGCTTCAAGCTCGAGGGCGGCACCGGAGCGCTGCGCGTGCTCGAGGCGGCCCAGGCGCTGCGGGTCATCAACCCGAGCGCGAACATCGACAACGTCATCACCGCGCTCTCGCAGATCCAGGCCAAGGGCAAGCTCACGGCCGAGGAGCTGCACGGCCAGCTCGGCGACGCGGGCGTGAACATCGGCGAGGTGTACGCGCAGCTCGCAACCAAGATGGGCAAGAGCACCGACGAGGTGCGAAAGCTCATGGCGGCGGGGAAAATCACCTCCGACATGGGCATCGAGGCGGTGTTCGCGTCGATCGAGAAGCAGGGCGGCGGGTCGCTCGCGAAGATTGCGGCGAGCGGCAAGGGCAGCTTCGGCAACATGCTCGAGCGGCTCATGAGCCTTCCGGGCGAGATCGGCTCGAAGCTCGACCTCGGAAAGTTCTTCGAGAGCGCGAGCGGCGCGATCGACACCATTATCACGCGCCTCACCGATCCGAAGGCCATGGCCTTCTTCGACTCCCTGTTCAACACGCAGGGCGCCGGCATCATCGAGAGCCTCGGGAAAGCCTTCGGGAAGGTCATGGACGTCATGACCGACCCGCGCATGGTCAAGTCCATGGAGGGTCTCGCCGAGTCGATCGGCGGCATGATCGAGGGCTTTGGCGAGGGTTTCGGCGCGGTTGCGGAGGTAATGCTCGGCATGGACGCCGGCAACGCGGACGACATGACGGCGGCCTGGCGCGGCATCGGAATGGCGATCGGCGGCGTGGTCGCGTCGATCGTCATGCTCGGCAAGGTCGGTCAGATCTTGTGGGAGTTCATCACGACGGTCGGCGACGGCATGATCGCTGCGCAGAACGCTTTGTGGTCGTTCGTCGGCTCGATCTTCGAGGTCGGTGCGGCGGCGGCCATGGCGTTCCTGGCGCTGCCGGTGCTCGTTTCGGACGCGATCACCGGGGCCGTTGCCTCGGCGCTGAGCGGCGGCGAGAGCATCGGATCCAACCTGATTTCCGGCCTGCTGTCCGGCATCACGGGCGGCGCGGCGAGCGTCGCCAACGCGGTCAAGGACACGGTCCTCGGCGCGATCGGCGCGGGCAACAGCGTGAGCAAGACGGCGTCTCCATCGCGGGTGTTCCGCGAAATGGGCGGCTTCTTCACCGAGGGCATGGCAATCGGCGTCCGCGACAACGCGGGCCTCGTGAGCGCGGAGACCGCCGCGGCGACTGCGCGCGCGGCGGCGGCGGGCCAGTTCGTGCGCTCGAGCGTGTCGGCCACGAACGACAACAGCCGCACGGTCTCGATCGGTCAGATGAACGTCAGCGGTGGCGGCAATGGGGACCCCCGCGCCGTCGGTCGCGCCGTGGCTGCAGAGCTGCGCGGAATGGTGGCGTCTCATGGCTGAGCAGATCCCCGCCGGCCCGTGGCACGAGGAGCCGGAGCTGTGGGACACGGCCGTCCTGAACGACGTCGAATGCCCGGGGATCTGCAAGGTCGAGATCTCGCGCGGAAACAAGTGGGACGAGAAGAAGGCCAAGGGCTCGCACGGCGCAGAGCGCGAGTACAGCGGCGCGGAGCCGGCCAAGGTGAAGCTGTCGATCGTGACGTGGACCTCGGCGCACCACACCGTGATGCGCGAGAAGGTGCTGCCGATCGTCGAGCCGGTGCCGGGCAAAAAGAAGGTCGACGCGGTGCAGCTGCAGCACGCGGTCGCAATCGCGCGCAGCGTGTCGGCGTTCACGATCGACGACGTCGACGGGCCGAGCGTGAGCGACGGCAAAGCGACCTGGAAGATCAGCGGCACCGAGTACCGCAAGCCGTCGACGCAGAACGCTACGGGCACGGCGAAGGGCGGCAAGGGCGGCAACCCCAAGCTCGCGGGCTCGTGCGTCGAAATGACCCAGATCTACGCGCTGGCGGCGGCTGCGGCCGAGGCGGCGAAGCGGAGGCGCGACCAGATCGGCGCGCAAATGCTCGACCTTGGCTATGACGGCGGGCTCGCCGACCAGCTCATTCCTGACGCGCAGATCGCGGCCCTGCAAGAGCAGTACGACGCCGCGGACCGAGAGTACCAGGGGTATAGCGGCAACCGCGACACGATCGCGGTGCAGATGAAAGCGGTGTGCGGCGCGAGCGCCCCGCCGTCCTCGCAGTCGTCGACCACGTCGAGCGCGGAGGCCGCGGCGTGAGCTTCGCCGTCCTCGCCGGCTCCGACGTGCTGCGCGGCAGGGTCACCTTCCGCCTCGTGGGCGCGTGGGACGCGGAACTCGTGGTCGCGACCACGGACGCGTCGACGCTCACGGGCACGGTGACGCTCGACCTGGGCGGGCTGCTGCACGTTGGTACGGTGACCGTCGCCGAGGCGGACGAGGGCGGGCTCGTGACCGTGCGGCTCGTCGGCGGGCGCGGCGGGCTCGACGATGCGGTGCCGCCCCTGGCCTATCGGACGACGACCGCGCAGGCGGTCCTGGCTGACGCGCTGGGCCTCGGCGGGGAGTCCCTGGCGGTCGACGGCGACACGGCGACGCTCGGGGCAAGCCTGCCCCGCTGGACGCGCACGGCGGGCGACGTGGGCGGCTCCGTGGCGGCGGTCGCGCGAGACCTCGGGGTGTCCTGGCGGATGACCGCCGGCGGCGCGGTGTGGGTCGGCCCCGAGTCCTGGGCGCCGGTCGAGGTGGACCACACCGTCGAGGCCGAGGACCTGACGAACAGCACGATCCGCATCGCGGTCGAGGACGTGACGCTCAAGCCAGGCGCGACGTGGGCGGGCCGGCGCGTGTCGCAGGTCGTCTACCTGCTCGACGACACCAAGCTCCGCGCGGACGTGAGCTACGGCGACACGCGCGACGAACTCGCGGCGCTCCTCGCCAAGCTCGTGCAGCGAGAGACGGCGGGGCGCGACTTGGAGGCCACCTACACGGCGCGCGTCCTCGGGCAGAACGCCGACGGCACGCTCGAACTCCGGCCGAACGATGCGCGGATCCCGCAGCTGTCGGCGGTCCCCTGTCGCTTCGGCGTGCCTGGCGTCGAGGCCATGCAGATCGCCAGCGGCATCGACGTACTCGTCGAGTTCGAGAACGGGTCAGGCAAGGCGCCGATCGTGACCGGCTTTCCGAGTGGCTCGAGCTTGAAGCTGTCCATTTCGTCGACGGACCTGCGGCTCGGCGGTGACGCGGCCTCAGACTTCGTTGCGCTCTCGTCGCGCGTGACCGCGGCGCTGAATGCGATCCAGGTCTGGGCGCAGGCTCACGTGCACACGTGCTCGGCGCCGTCCTCGCCATCGAGCACCAGCACGGTCCCGCTTTCGATGAGCACCGACGTCGCGGCGACGAGGGTCAAGGCGCTATGACGACCGGGGCCTACGGGACCGACGTGTCGACCTTCGTGACCGTGGACGGCGTCACGGGTCTCGACCCGCTGTTCGCCGAGCTGAGCGGGGAGCGCGTGGTGCTTGAACGCTGCGCGCGGCGGCTCATGACATCCGCCGGGCAGCTGCCGGGCGCGCCCGAGTTCGGCTTCGACCTCGCACGGATCCTCGGCAAGCGCATCGAGAGCGCGACGGCGAAAGCGCGGCTAAAGGCGCGCATCGCTGACGAGCTGCTGAAAGACGAGGCGGTGCTCGCAGTGGGCGTCGTCGACCTCGTCACGACGGGTGATTTCGCGTGGCAGCTCACGCTGCGCATCGAGCTTGCCACGGGCCCATTCCGGCTCGTGCTGGGCATCGCCGACGTGACCGTTGCCATCCTGAGGGCCGACCGTGGCTGATTTCTCCTCGCTGATCTATCCGCCCGACGCCGACGAGATCGAGGAGACGCTGCTCGCGCTGCTCGAGGCTGCCGGCATTCAGGTGACGTCGTGGGCCGCGGGGTCGCTGCCGCGGTACGTGATCGAGGCCTTCGCCGAGGTGCTCGCGGACGTGTGGCTCGCGGTCGCGAAGATCGCGCGCGGGTCCGTCATGCAGACGGCCGAGGGCGACTGGATCGACGAGCACCTCGAGAGCGACTACAACGACACGCGAGTCCGGGCGATCCGCACCGTCGGGCGCGTCGTGCTGACGGACGCCGGCGGCGGGCCGCACACCATCACGATCGGTACGCACCGTGTCGCGGCAACGGGCGGAGAGCTTGTCTACCGCGTGTCCGCGCTGCCCGACGGCGCGACGCTCGCGCTGAATGGCACGCTCGAGGTCGAGGTCACCGCCGAAGCGGTGGGGGCGGCCTACAACGTGCCGAACGCCGGCATCACGGAGCTCGTGACCACGCTGGCCACGGTGACCGTGGCGAACCCGGCGTACGGCTCGACGGGCACCTGGATCACGACGCTCGGCACGGACGTCGAGAGCGACGCGCAGGCGCGGCTGCGGTCGTCGACGAAGTGGGCGACGCTGTCGACGGGCTCGCCGACGGCGGCGTACCTCTATTGGGCGCTGTCCACGGCAGGCGTGACGCGCGCTCGGGTCGACGACGGCAACCCCGACGGGGCGGGCACGACGCGGCTCTACATCGACGCGGCAGGCGCCGTGGCGACGCTGCAGGCGACGGTCGACGGCAAGGTACCGATCGGGACGGCCTGCACGGTGACGGCGGCGACCACTGCCGCGGTGACGGTGCCGGCCACGGTGACCGTCGAGGCGGCGCAGCGGACGGCGGCGGAGGTGGCGATCACCGATGCGCTGACGGCGTACGCGCTCGAGGTCGACATCGGCGACACGGTCCGCAAGGCGGAGATCATCGAGCGCATCATGGCGATCACCGGCGTCATCGACGTCGAGATCGGCTCTGCGTGGGCGGGCTCGCCGAACGTGGCGCTGGGCGACGACGAGATCCCCCAGTTCACCCTCTCGCTGACCTGGGTGACCGTGTGAGCATCTTCGAGACCTGGTGGAAGCGCCGCGCTCCGCGGTGGTTTCGCCGTCAGGATGACGACGTCGGCGACCGCTGGATCACGGCCGTCGGCGGCATGCTCGACCTGGCGCGCAACGGCGCGCGGCTCGCAGCCCGCGCCGGGCTCGTCGCGAAGTGCCCTGACGATGCGGTGCCGTACCACGGCGAGCAGCGGCGAATCGAGCCGCTGAACGCGAGCGAGACGGTGGACGCCTGGCGCGCGCGGCTCGTCGACGCGTGGGACCACTGGGACTGCGGCACCACGGCGGCGCTCGAGGCCCTGATCGGCCTCTACGCCGACTGCACGGCGACGCTCTACGACTCGGCGAACGCCGGATGGTTTACCAAGATTTTCGACGCCGGCTATGGCGACGCGAACGACGACAACTGGAGCCGCGCGTCCCTCGTGCTGACCGATCACTCGTGGGTCCGCGTGGCCATCGGCCCCGGGCTCGTCGTGGGTCCGGAGACGGTCGTCGGGCTCTCGATGACGGGCACGGAGCTGCGCCGCATCCGCCGCGTGTGGAGGGAGAAGCGGCCGGCCCATATGGTCGGGGCTGACCTCGTCGTCGTGATGGACGCGACGACGCCGGCGGACGTGCTCGCAGACCATAGCTACAGCACGGGCCCCTACGACCTCTGGGCGACCGCGCTCGGGCCCTACAAGCTCATCGGCTACACGCACCACGGAATGACGGTGGGAGGCATCACCGTCGGGGAGATCGTCGAATGATCCGAGAGGCAATGGGGCGCGCCTTCGTGGCGCGGCTCGTGGCGGGTGACGCGTTGCTGAACGCTGCGGGCTTGCTCGCAGCGGCGGGGCGCAGGGTGCTCGGGCGGCCTGAGGTGCACGCTGACGAAGCGCTCGCACACGGGTCGACGGTGCTGCCGCTCGACCGGCCGATCCCGGCGATCACCAAGGGGCTGCGCCTCATCGGCGAGACCTCCGACGAAATCGTGCGGGTGCACGGCATCCAGGGGCGGCTCGCGATGATCGATCGCCCGCTCGCGCAGGACTACCCGAGGGGCGCCGTCGTGCGCGTCCTGATCTGAAAGGGGACAGCCGGTGAAGAACGTTACGATCAACACCGCCGCGGCGTGGGCGGGGACCTTCCGCAGCTATCAGGACGGCGACATTTTCCGAGAGTCCAACATCGACCTCAGCGCCGGCGACCTCGCGGACCGGCTCGGGTACCTGAAGGCCACGGTCGACGCGAAGCCGGACCTCTCGGACACGAACACGTGGACCGGTCGGCAGACCATCGACTTGTCGGCCGGTGGCGGCGGAAGTCCATATCTGACCGCCCTTCAGGTCATCGGCGAGATGTACTTCTCGACGAACGTCTCCCACAACGCGAACAGCGGGCTCTTGATGCGAGAATACGCCCTCGCCGATTCGTCGACCTCGCTCTACCCGGTGGCGGAGACATTCATCGTTCCGCAGTTGACGGGCAATCGCGTCTACACTTTCAACGTCGCTCCGGCTGGCAACTTCGGCCGACGCATCCGCATCGTCCGCCGCCGGACCGCCGACGCATTCACCGCCACGATCGCGAGCGGCACGGGCACCCTGGCCATCATCAGCGCGAGCAACGCCGGGTGGGTCGACATCGAGCAATCGTCGGCCGGCGGAGACTGGCGCGTCGTCGCATGGGGCGGCACGGTCACCTCCATCGACACCACGACGCCCTGAGGACCTATGGCCACCCTCGACGAGCTTCTCGTGCTCCTCGCCTCGAGTAGCGCAGCGTGGAAACACGCCGTGCGCGTCGTGGCGACGGCCAATATCACCCTGAGCGGCCTGCAGACGATCGACAGCGTAGCGCTCGCCGAGGGCGACCGCGTGCTCGTCACCGCGCAGACCTCAGGCGTCCAGAATGGCATCTATGAGGCCAGCGCCGGCACCTGGGCGCGCGCCGAAGACATGCGGCTCAGTCGTCACGTGCAGCTCGGGACCACGGTCCTGGTGCTCGGCGGCACCGTCTACGCGCTGACGACGTGGGTGCTCACCTCGCCGAGCACTGGCACGGTCCGGCTCGGCTCCGACTCGCTCACGTTCACGCGCAGCGGCAACGCCGTGCTCGTCGGCGGAAACGCCATCATCTCGAGCGCGAGCGGCGGCTACGTCGGCCTTCAGGAGGGGACGACGGAGGTGCTGCGCGTGTCCGACGCGGCGGGCGTCTCGACGATCCAGGGCCGCGGCTCGAGCACGGTGCTGCAGGCCAACACGGGCAACCTCACCGTCGATTGCGCGAGCGGGGGCGTCGTTCGCGTCCGCGAGGGTGGAACGACCGTTGTCGAGTTCTCCGATTCGGCAGGCGTTGCGCTGATCTCTGGCGCAGGTGC